GACGCCCTGGCAGCCCGGGACTTTTGGTTGGATCCGAAGCCGGCGCTCGTTCTGGAACGTCTCCGCACCCTCCTGGAGTGGTACGCCGCCCGGCTTCGTGCCCGCCAGTGGGTCGACGTGCCCGCTGAGGCGACGATCCCGGTGGGCATGCTGCACCGTGACGAGTGCGTGCGCCAGGACGGCACCATGTGGGCGCACGAGGATGTTGCGCGCGTCCAGATCTCGCCTGAAGTCCGGCAGGACCGGGTGGTGTGCGTCCCCGCTGACCGTCTGGACGATCTGGTCTACCCCGAGCCGCCGAAGGACCTGGCTGCTCGTCTGGCTGATCGGCTGCCGGAGTGGACGGGAGACACCGACGAAATCGCGGACGCGCTCCGTGCCGCGCTCGCTGCTGAGGGGGTGGAGGGCTGATGAACGTAGATCTGTTGGGCGCACTCCGCGCATCGTTGGAAGCCGCCGCTCGGCAGCGCCATAAGGACATGGTCGACCGGATCGCCGCCGTGCGTGACCTGCACAGAGTCGACCAGATGCCGACGTCGGACCACTACCGCTGTGAACCCAGCGAATGTGACCGGGCTGGTGAGGGCGAGCTGCTCGACTGGTGCGTCGAGTGCCGTGTCTTCGCGCCGTGCGACACGATCCTGGTCCTCGATGGCGCCTGCCGCGTGTGCAAGCGTCCCGCCGGCATGAGCCACAAGATGGACTGTCCTCGGCGGCTGGGAGGCGACCGATGACCGGCCTGTACGTCCTGGTCGCGGCCGCGGCGGTCGTCTGCGCACTCGCCGTCTGGTGGGAAACCCGCCCTCCCCGTAGGCCCCGGCACGTCTTGTGGCTGTGCCATGAGTGCGGCACCAAGCACCCCTCTCTCGGCCATCTGATCGCCCACGACCGCACCCACCACGCCACCTGCACCTGTGCAGGCCGGCCACACCATCCGTCATGCCCAGAAAGGAGCCGACTGTGAGCACCCCCACGATCCCCGCCCGGTACGCCGACCTTTACCAGCTCGCTGCCCACACTTTCATCCCGCCGCTCATTGACCTGGCTATCACCGCCGAGTCCCGAACTACGGAGCACAAGCTGTGTTCGTGAGGACTGATAGCTTGCTGGATGGGCTGCTCTGAGGCAGGTACCGTTCTAAGCAGGAACACGAAGGGAAGGAACCAGAACAATGACCTACGAACAGATGCTCGCCCTCGCCCAACGAATCGCGTCGGCGTTGACCGATGCCGGGTTCGACGACGTCGACGTGCTCGGCGCCCCCAAGCCGGGCGAACCGCTCGACATCGCTTTCAGCGACCTCAACGCCGACCCCGAGGGGAACACGACCGGGTTCGTTGTGTCCCTCGACGTCCTGTGAGCGCCACCCTCCCCCACCGAAGACCACAAGCAACACCAACACAACCACCTAGAAGGAGAAGCAACAACATGATCAAGATCGAGCTGGAGTGCAACACCGTCGCCGAGATGACGGAGACCCTCAAGTCCCTGCTCAACACCCTCACCGGCGGCACCGTCACCCAGACCAAGCACGCCGTGGACGACATCGCGGGCGGCAAGGCCAAGGAGAACATCATCAAGCCCACCCCGGTGAAGCTAGCCCCGGCGAAGCCCGCCCCCAAGCCCGCCCCGGCGAAGCCCGAGCCCGAGCCCGAGCCCGAGCCCGAGCCCGAGCCAGAGCCCGAGCCCCAGCAGGAGGAGGACGACCTGGGGCTGCCCGAGCCTGCCCAGGAGTACAAGCTCGAGGACGCTGTCGCCAAGGCGCAGGCCCTCGTCGCGAAGGGCAAGTCCGCTGACGTCCGCAAGGCGCTGACGGCGGTCGCCGGTGACGGGGCCCGCATCGGCAACCTGAAGGGCGACCAGATCTCCGCCTTCATCGCGGCGCTGGAGGGCTGACCGACCGATGGCACGCGTCACGAGAGTCAAGAAGGCTCGGGTGTCCAAGTACACCCGTCGCTGCGACTACCGGGGGTGCGGTCACGTGATCGCACCCGGGGACGGCTTCAAGCACATCAGCCCTCGTGTCCCCGGTTCGCTGGGGAGCGTCACCCGGTACCGCTGCCTGACCCACCCCGACTGGCACCTGTGGGAGTACTCCTCGAGCCTGTCGGCCCGTATCGCTGAGATCCAGTACGACGGCAACAACGAGATCCTCCAGTCCGACGAGAACACGATCGAGGACCTCCCCACCAGCATCGGGGAGAAGATCCGGGAGCTCGCAGACGAGAAGCGCGAGTCCGCCCAGAACATCGAGGACGGGTTCGGCCACCCGACTTCCCTGTCTGACGAACTCAACGGTCAGGCCGACGAGCTCGAGAGCTGGGCCGACAACGTCGAGAGCGTCGACATTCTGGAGGAGAAGCCGGACGAGGAAGACGAGAAGGCCGTCGAGGACTGGCTCGAGGACGCCCGCAACCGGCTGACGGACGCCCTGGAGGACTGCCCACTATGAGTCGCAACAGTACGAAGGAATACGCAGCCCACGTTGAATCTGCGACGCTCTCCTCAGCGGAGGACCGGCACGCCCGGAACCTGTCCCTGGCGCGCTCGGTCGGCCAGAAGTGGCGCAGCCGGTACCACGACCCTGGGTGCCCCGGAGACCACGACTTCGAGATCTCCACGAACGGATTGGTGAAGTACCCATGCCCCCTCTGAAGCACGCCAAGCTGTCGCCCAGTGCCAGCGAACGCTGGATCTCCTGCCCGGCGTCCATCCGCATGGAGGCGTCCGTTGCCAAGATCGAGGAGGTGGAGTCGGTCTACGCCCGGGAGGGCACAGCCGCTCACGCCCTTGCCGAGATCAAGGCGACGGACGCCTTCCTGAACCCGGTGGAGGGGTACCTCGAGGAGGCGCTCGCCGACTGGGCCCGAGAGTTCGAAGAGTTCGCCCTCGACCCCGACATGGTCGGCCATGCAGACGACTACGTCGAGTTCCTGAGGGGGCGTCTTGAAATACACCCGATGTCTAACATCATGCTCGAGCAGCGCATGGACTGCGGCGTGCCGACGGTGTGGGGTACCTCCGACGCCGTCATCGTGTCCCCGACCCACATTGAGGTCGTGGACTTCAAGTACGGGATGGGCGTCAGGGTGTCGGCGGTCGGCAACTCACAGGCCCGGCTGTACGCCTGTGGGGCGCTAGACCTCTTCGACGGCCTTCTCGGGGACGTGGAGACCGTGACCACTACGATCTACCAGCCTCGCGTCGACAACGTCTCCTCGGAGACTCTCCCCGTCGCGGAGCTGCGCGAGTGGCGCGACCGTATCATCCCGATCGCCGAGTCGGCGCTGGGTCCGGACGCCCCCTTCGGCCCCAGCCCGGAGGCGTGCCGCTGGTGCCCCGTGTCGGGTCGGTGCCGGGCCCAGCTCGAGGAGCTCGCCAACACGGACTTCTCGGTCGACCCGGAGCTCCTGAGCCCGGCTGAGATCGCGGAGGAACTCGAGCGTGTTCCGTTCGTGAAGCAGTGGCTCAACGCCGTGGAGGCGCAGGCCTTCAACCTCGCCTACGGGTCAGGTATCGCCATCCCCGGGTGGAAGGTCGTGTCGAGCGGCAGCCGTCGATCCATCCCGGACCAGGAAGGTGCCATCCTCCATCTCGAGGAGTACGTTCCTGCTGGCAGGGAGGAGCCCTACGCTATCGAGAAGTTCGCCAACCTCAAGCTCAAGGGGCTCGGCGAGCTGGAGAAGCTCTTCGGGAGCAGGGCCTTGTTCGACGAGGCACTCGGGAGCTTCGTCACCAAGTCGGAGGGGTCACCGTCACTGGTCCGCGAGTCGGACCGGCGCAAGGCGATCGACCCCAACACGGAAGCCCAGAAGGACTTCCTGGAGTGGAAGGAACCGGAATGATTGACAAGAAGTGCTGGTGCGGGGGCCGCGTTGTGACCCCCGCCTGGGGTGAGAGCGGTTCGGAGCGCTGCTTCGACTCTCCGCTCCACGACCCCTACGCGACGGGGCGGAAGACCGAGATCAAGAAGCTCTACATCGCTGGCCCGATGTCCGGGTACCCGGAGTGCAACTACCCTGCATTCAACAGGGCCGCTGAGGGCCTTCGGGTGCGAGGCTACGAGGTCGTCAACCCTGTGGACGTGCACGTTCCCGACCGCCACCACTACGTGGACCTCCTCCGCGAGGACCTGCGAAGCATGCTCGACTGCGACGGCGTCGCCGTCCTCGAGAACTGGTGGGAGAGCACGGGGGCCCGAAACGAGGCCATGGTGGCTGGCCTCCTCAAGATGCCGGTCCGGACCGTCAGCGAGTGGAACTCTCTGAAGGACTTCTGATGGGAGCGCTCTTCTTCCTCCTCGGCATCCTCATCAACACCTTCTACGCCGTCGTGCTCGGCTCTCTCGTCGCGGGCTGCCTGTGGGTCTGCACGCACCTCTGGAAGGACATCATGTCGTGAAGCTCCTGGTGCGTGAGAAGTGGGAGATGGAGGTCGCCGACACCGTGGGCGGCCAGCCCTGGTTCGCTGACTGGGTCTCCCGCAAGATCAACGACTCCTCCGCCCACATCAGCGCGGGGGCCACGGTCCTCAACAGGTTGGCGGCTTCCGTAGAGGAGCCGCTCCGCATCCTGGAGGGGTTCGGCGGACTAGGCTGTCAGTCGCTCATCGCACACGACCTGTGGCCCCGGGCGGGCGGCACCATCTACGAGACGAGCCACGAAGCCGTCGAGCACCTCAGGAGCGTCCGGAACACGATCCTCAAGGGTGCCGGCATCGGGGTCCACCTGTCGGACGCCTACATGGCTCTCGACCCGGACGAAGACGACGTCGTGTTGCTGGACTTCGGCGACATGACGGCGTCCCGCATGGTGGCCGGGGGCCGGTACACGACGCTCCTGGAGCGCGTGTTCCACGCCCGCCCCCGAGCCGTCGTTCTGACGGACATCGCAGGGCGGCTGCTGCACCTTCACCGTGACCACTACGCCAAGGCTCTCAGAACGGAATTCGAGGACTACAAGGGGTATCTCCTGGCCGTCGGGCAGTACGTCCGCGACCGCTGGGGGTACTACCCTCTCGAGACCTCGTATCAGAACTGGAGCGCCGTCATGGGGTTCGTCCCGACGGCATACGGCCACACCATCGGTCCCGTGATCGATGACCCCCGGGGTCTCAGGAAGCTCTGAGCCCCGAACAACCAAAGACCGCGCCGCCCCAAGGTGGGGTAGCATTGGGTTCGTTGCCCCCAACTTGGGTCAGCGACCACGTGAAACCGAGAAAGAGAGAACATCATGGCCCGAGTCCCTGGATTCGTCACCGGAGCCGTCCGCCTCAGCTACGTCCACCTGTTCGAGCCCTGGGCTCTCAACGAGGACGACGACAAGAAGTACAGCGCTGTCCTCCTGATCCCGAAGACGGACAAGGAGACCCTCCGCAAGTTCGAGAACGCCAAGGCCGCTGCCCTCGAGGAGGGGAAGAACCGCTTTGGCGCCAAGTGGGGGGCCAAGGGCGTCAAGTACACCCTCCGCGACGGGGACGAGGAAGCCGACCTCGACACCAACCCGGAGTACGAGGGCCACATGTACGTGTCGGTGAGCAACAGCCGACGCCCCGGCATCGTGGACCGGAACGTCCAGCCGATCCTCGACTCGACGGAGGTCTACTCGGGTTGCTACGCCCGGGTGAAGCTGGAGTGCTTCCCGTACCGCCACCAGCAGGGCGGCGACGGCATCTCCTTCTCGCTCGGCAACGTGCAGAAGCTGCGCGACGGCGAGCGCTTCGACGGGTCGACCAGCCCGGAGCAGGACTTCGAAGCTCTGGAGTCGGAGGGAGACGACGACCTCTTCTGACGGAGAGGCTAACATAGGGCTGAAGGGCCCCAGCGGGTCATGAGACGGACCGGTTCCCCGTCGGAGACCGCTGGGGCCCTTCATCTTAGAAGGGAACCCAAGGCAGTGAAGCTGTACATCGACATCGAGACCTACTCTGGTCTCGACCTGAAGACGACGAACGTCTACCGGTACACCGAAGACCCCGACTTCCAGATACTCATGGCGGACTACGCCTTCGGGGACGAGGAGGTCCAGCACGTTGAGGGCGCACAGGTTGCCGAGCTGTTCGACTACATCCGCGACCCGGGCCTCCGGAAGGTCGCGCACAACGCGGCATTCGAGCGTGTGTGCTTCAGCCGCGCCATGGGCGTGGACGGGTTCCTGGACCCCACCGAGTGGCGTGACACCATGGCGGTGGCTGGGGTCCGCGGCATGCCGCAGAGCCTGAGCAACCTTGCCAAGTTCCTGCAGGTTTCCGAGAAGGACAGCGCTGGTACCGCCCTCATCAACTTCTTCTGCAAGCCGGACCGGAACGGGAACCGGAGACGCCCCGAGGACCACATCGAGAAGTGGCTCGAGTTCTGCGCGTACTGCAACCAGGATGTGGTCGTTCTGCGCGACATCGAGAAGCGGATGGGAGACTTCCCCACAGAGACGGAACGGCTCGTCCACTTTGCAGACCAGCGCATCAACGACCGGGGCCTCCGCATCGACGTCCCGTTGGCTCGCAAGGCGGTGGCAGCGGCGTCCGTGAACCAGCGGGAGCAGGTCCGGGAAGTCATCGAGATCTCGGGGATCGACAACCCCAACAGTCTCGCTCAGATGAAGCGCTGGCTCACCACCCGCGACGTCCACGTCCCAGACATGAAGGCGGAGACCGTCGAGAAGCTCCTCTCCGGCGATCTCCCGGACGATGTCCGCAGGGTGTTGGAACTACGCCAGGAGCTAGCTCTCGTAGCCTCGAAGAAGTTCCAGGCGGCTCTGAACGGTGTTTGCAAGGACGGCAGGCTCCGGGGAGCGTTCAAGTTCTACGGGGCCCACACCGGGCGGTGGTCGGGGCGGGGTGCGCAACCCCAGAATCTCCCCCGGGAAGCCTTCGACACCGACCTCGAATCGGAGGCCGCGATCGCTGACCTCATGATCGGTCTCGGAGCGGACGCCCTCACGCTCAAGAAGCTCGTTCGGCCCATGTTCATCCTGGACGGGAGCGTTGTCGACTACGCTGCCATCGAGGCGCGCGTCATCGCTTGGCTCGCCGGTGAGGAGTGGGCCATCGAGGCGTTCTACGACAACCGGGACATCTACGTCGAGACCGCCAACCGTATGAGCACCCCCGGCAACCAACTGTCCCGCTTCCAGGGCAAGGTGGCCGTGCTGGCGCTGGGGTACAACGGCGGTGTTGGGTCACTCCGGGCGATGGGGGCGACCGGCACCGACGAAGACCTCAAGAAGCTCGTGTACCAGTGGCGCAGGGCCAACCCCAACATCGTGCGCTTCTGGGATGACCTCGACTCGGCGTTCTACAAGGGCGGGGCCGCTGGCGACCGAATCACTGTGCGGGGCTCCACCAACAACTGTCTCTGCCGGCAGGACCGCGAGATCGTTCTCCCTTCCGGGCGGGCGATCTGCTACCACTCTGTGCACTTCAAGACCGATCAGCTAGGGCGTCGCCGAGCCACCTTCCAGTCCCCGGCTGGGTACCGGACGGACACCTACGGGGGGCGTCTCGCCGAGAACGTAACACAGGCTGTGGCCCGCGACATTCTGGCCGAAGCCCTCCTACGACTCCACGCCAACGGCGTGGACGTGCAGGGTCACGTCCACGACGAGATTCTCACCGAGAGCCCTGTGCTCGAGGAAGTCAAGAAGATCATGCTCGAGCCGCCAGCGTGGGCGGACGGGCTCCCCATCGACGGGGCCGGATTCTCGTCCCGGCGCTACAAGAAGGACTGACCATGGACATCGACATGTGGCTCCGGTACCACCACTTCGTTGTCGAACGCCACTTGGTGTGGACGAGGCGGCAAGCGGGCGAGCCCCCGCCCTGGACGAGCAATCCCGTTCTGCGTGGGAGGAAGTTCACGAACGTCTTCCGAATCCTCGACCCTGGCTCGCAGTTCGTCCTGACGGATCTGTTCGCCGACGTGGGCTGCCTGGACGCCCTCGCCCGGACCGTGTTGTACCGCCACACCAACCACCCCGACGTGTGGAGGGAACTCAAGGACTACTGGGGCGGCTACCCCACCCGGTCCGCCGTCACCGACCCCGACCTCCGGGCTGAGCTATCCATGCTCCTGAATGGCCTCAAGGACAACGGGAAGCCGGTGTTCAACCCTGCGTACCTCATCTACCCTGGACACGTGAAGGGGGCCAACAAGGTCGACTCGATCTTGGAGCGCGTTGCCGGGTTCGTCTCCGAGCGCGGTGAAGAGTTCATCCAGGCCGATCAGCTTGAGCATCAGGTGCGCCTCCTCCGGACCTTCCCTGGGATCGGGGACTTCATCGGCATGCAGGTGGCCACGGACTGGAACTACGGGCCCTGGGGGCAGGACTCGGAGAACAGCTACATCCTGGCCGGACCCGGGGCCCGCCGAGGGGCCCAGCTCGTCTTCCCCAACCAGAGCCCGGAGGACGCGATTCGACGGGCGTGGAGCCTGTGGCAGGACAGCCCGGAGGCCCCGCGTCTCCAGGGACGCCTCCCGTCTCTTATGGACGTGCAGAACACCATGTGTGAGTTCAGCAAGTACGCGCGATACTTGGGTAGGGCCCCGGGGCGAGCGTACGAACCGGCCCACCCGGGCCCCCAGGAACCCCCGGTGCTGCCTCAGCATTGGACAACGAAAGGAACCGAACGATGAAGAACAACTTCAGCTTCCGAGACGTCAACTACGCACTTTCGGCGCTGTCTCAGAAGCTCCTCCGCTCGGCTGATGAAGTCGGCAGCCGTGCTGGCCGCACCAAGGAGCTGACGATGGTCGGGGTGACGCTCGAGCAACCCTGCAATCGGTACATCACAGTCCACAACCGGAAGGCGTCGCTCGCCGCCCAGATCGCCGAGACCATGTGGGTCCTCGCCGGGCGTGACGACGTCGAGTTCCTATCCCACTACCTCCCCCGAGCAGTCAACTTCTCGGATGATGGGAAGACGTGGCGCGGGGCCTACGGGAAGCGGCTGCGCGCTTGGCCGCGCAACGACGGGTCGGACGACGTCATCGACCAGATCTCTTGGGTTGTCGACCACCTCAAGGACGACCCGCTCTCCCGTCGGGCAACCTTGTCCATCTTCGACCCGGTCCGCGACCAGGTCTCCGGGAAGGACATCCCCTGCAACGACTGGATCGACTTCAAGTCGCGTCTCGGGAAGCTCGACATGCACGTCGCTCTGCGCTCCAACGACCTCGTGTGGGGGTGGAGCGGGATCAACCAGTTCGAGTGGTCGGCTCTCCTCGAGATCGTCGCTCGCCTGACCGGCGTCGAGCCTGGGGAGCTCCACTTCTCCATCTCGTCGCTCCACATCTACGAGCACCACTGGGAACGAGTCGGTCGCTTCCGGTTTTACCCCTCCGCCTACCAGGAGAGCCCCAGGTTCGACCCTGAGTTCCGGACCGTCGAGTACCTCGACAAGCTCACCAAGATGTGGTTCTCCGCAGAGGGGCTGATCCGTGAGGGGAACCCCGGCGCGTCCAAGGTCGTCGACATGTTCCCCGAACCCATGATGCGCTCGTGGCTTCGGGTTCTCCAGTGGTGGTGGAGCGGGGACCAGAGCTGGATCGAGGCGTACAACGGCTCCGCCATCTACGCTGCCGCCATGCTCGGCGTCCAGCCCAAGGAGAAGGCGAACCCCAAGACGGACGAGCGACCCAAGGCGGTGTCCTCCTTCTCGGAGTACGTTGCCGACCTCCACGCCAAGAAGCACGCAGCCTACGGCGACAGCTGGAAGCGGCGCGGCGAGCAGGTCGGCATCCAGGCGAACATCGCCCGCAAGGTGGATCGGCTGGGGAAGACCGACGAGCTCGAGACGGCGGCAGACACCGCCATCGACCTGCTGGTGTACCTCATCAAGTACCGCTGGTGGATGTACGACGAGGACCGGATGGGGGCTCCGTTCGCCACTCCGAACAAGGATGCCGACGACGCTCTCCGCGTCCGAGACAGCCTCGCAGACCTGGACCGGGCCAACGGTTGGGCCAACAACGTCGACCACGTCCAGAAGCTGCAGAACGGCTTCGAGAAGCTGCTTGGTGACCCGACGGCGGAGACGCTCAACCAGATGATCCGCTGGGCCAACGAGCTCGCCCGCAAGGAGTACTGGCGGATGAACAACGAGAAGCGCTCGTGGAAGGGCTACGGCGATGAGTGACTACGCGAGGAAGATTGAGGCGCTCCTTGCGAAGGCAGCTTCAACCGACAGCGCGGAGGAGCGTGATGCATTTGAGAAGGCCGCAGAACGCCTCATCATCAAGTGGGGTATCTCCGATGCAGAGCTGAGTGCTGCCCGAGAGAAGAAGGGGGCTCCCGCGTCCGCCGTCACCATGTTCACCCGCAGCCTCGCGGGCGTCCGGTACGGGCGGGCCCTCGCGATGATGGGGGCGATCGTGGCAGCGGGAATCGCCCCGTTGAAGACGTTCTGCGACAAGAGTGATCGGGTTCAGTCGTTCACCGTCGTCGGTTGCGAGGACGACATCCACCGCGCAAACCAGTACCTCCCATACCTGGAGGAGTCGGTCGTGCGGGACTGGAAGGCTTGGAGCACGGGACGCGACTTCGCCACCCCCAACATCCGGTACCGCGCCATGATATCGTTCTTCCTCGCCTGGGCCCACAAAGTCTCCAGGCGATTCAGAGACCTCCGCCAGGAGGAGTTCGCGACGAACTCCCCCGGGGGAGAGCTGGTCCTCCGAAGCCGGAAGGATCGCGCGGATTCTTTCCTCAAGAGTGAAGGGATCACATTGAAGCCGGGGCGTTTCCGGTCTTGGGAGGCTGAAGCAGGCTCGGCGGGGGCCCGCGCCGGGGAGTCGGTCGCTCTCGTCCGGGGGGAGGTCTCCGATGCGTGACTGGCGACTGCCTGAGCACCGGCGTGAAGCCTTCCAGCGCTTCTACAGCTTCCACCTGAAGTACAAGACCCACCCGGGTCTCGTGTACCTGCTGCTCCCGATCCTCGCGGACCACTACGATCTCGACGAGGACGGGAAGGCCTGGATGGTGTGGCTCAACGGCAACACCCAGAACCCCGTCACGACCCAGCTGCTGCTCGAGGCGAGCGCGGGCGATCCGGACAGGTGGGAGGACGCCGTCCGCTTCTGGAACGACCACTGGGCTGATCTCCAGTGGGACACCGACCGGCGCTATCAGAAGGGCAAGTTCGGGGAGGCGACAGCGGCCTGGGTCGACGGGGCGGGGCAGGCCCCCGCCTTCGGCTGGAAGTTCGCTGGCCACGAGGGTTGGGACGAGACCTGGAAGTTCGCCAACGGGCAGCCGTACATGGGCCGTCTGTCGGCCTGGAGCATGACCGAGTACGCCAAGATCATGTTCCCCGACGACGTCCCGGACGCCGCCACCCTCATGCTGCGCGACAGTGGATCGACGAGCCACCGGAACGGACTCTCCATCATCGCTGGGTGGGGCGACCCGTACCGGAAGTGGGACAAGCTCGACCTGGACGTGTACCTGCCCGAGCTCGAGCGGCTGGGAGAGGAGCTTCTCGTGGCTGCTCGGGAGCGCAACCCGGGCAACCGGGACGTGCTCCGACTCACGCTCGAATCGGCTCTCTGCACGTACAAGTCGTGGCACAAGCCGAACCGGCGCTACCCCAACGTGTACGCTGACATGCATTACGAACGCATCAGGTGGGCGGAGGAGCGCTGGGGAGCGCGCTTCCAGCTCCAGTGGGACGCCCGGGCGGAGCACCTCCCAGAGTATCTTCGTCTCGAGGCGAGCCCCGACGACCCAGGGCTGGTGCCTGCCAAACAGAACCACTACCTGGAGACCGGTGAACCGATCATGCTCCACCGGGAGTGGCCCGACATGGACAACGACTTCAACAAGAGGATCGAGAAGAGATGAACCAGCTGTGCGCGTTGTGTGGCGCAGACCACCCCGGCGTTCAGTGCCCGAAGCTCAAGGTGACGGACAACCCAGCTGACCTGACGCCGGTGGAGAACAGGAACGGTCGGCTGTACAAGCGGGAGGACCTCTTCCGATTCGAGAACGGCGTGAACGGCTCGAAGTTGCGGGCCTGCCACTACCTCGTCTCCAAGGCGCTCTGGTCCGGGGCGACGACCATCGTGTCGGCAGCGAGCGTGCTCTCCCCGCAGTCCGCCATGGCTGCGACGATCGCCAATCGGCTGGGGATGGACAGCATCACGGTGGTGGGGGGTACGACCCCTGAGAAGGCGGTCCGGCACCGGTCGATCCGCATGGCGGAGGAGATGGGGAGCTTCATCACGTCCATCAAGGTGGGGTACAACCCGGCGCTGCAGTCTGAAGGCCGGAGGATCGCTTCTGAGACGCCCGGAGGCTGGCAGCTCCCCTACGGCATCACCACACCCCCGGACGCCCCGGAGCAGGACGTTCGGGACTTCGTCATGGTGGGGGCGACGCAGGTCGTCAACCTCCCCGACGAGGTGAAGACCCTCGTACTCCCCTTCGGCTCGGGGAACACAGCCATGGGCGTGTTGTACGGGCTGATCGCCTTCGGGGCCCCGGCGTCTCTGGAGCGGATCGTTCTGATGACGATCGGGCCGGACCGCAGGATGTGGCTCGAGGACCGGATGCGGATGCTCGGGTGGGACACGAAGGAGCTCCCCCTGGAGCAGATCCACCTCCACCCCAACTTCGCGACCTACGGCGACAGGATGCCCGAGACGGACGACGACATCGTCTTCCACCCGACATACGAAGGGAAGATCATCCGGTACCTCAACGGTATGGAGCCTGAGTGGTGGCGGCGTGACGACCAGACCCTCCTGTGGGTCGTCGGGGGGCCGCTGCCGTGATCAAGCTATTCTGGCACATGTGGCACAGCGGCCATTCCGTTCGGGTCAGCAAGGGGCTGAGCGTGTCTACGTTCGACCCCAGCAGCCGGGGCTGGCTCTACCATTGCGAGTGTGGGTACCGGGTGTCCAGATGACCAGCCGGTCGCTGTACGTCATCGGGGGGCCCGGCACCGGCAAGACGACGCTCATGAACGAGGTCGTCGCCGCGCTGGGACTCCGGTGGCTCCCCGACGAGAAGGTCTGGAGGGAGATCTGGGTGAACCCTCTCTGCGACGAGAATGGCGTCCTGAGAGGGTTGTCCTTCGGAAAGGCTCGAGGGTCCTTCTCCGGGACGGACGCGCTGTCCATGAGCGCCCTACCCAGGGCCCTGGAGTACATCCGGGAGACAGAGCTTCCGGACTACGTGCTGGGCGAGGGAATGCGGCTCTCGAGCCCCAAGTTCCTCGCCGGGCTCGACCAGGTCGCACCCCTCACCTTGGTGTTCCTCTCTGCGTACGAGGAGACGGTGGCGAAGCGCCGGGCCGGGCGGGAGGGAGACAAGCTCACCAGCACCTTCGTCAAGCAGGCTCGGACCCGGGCTGCGAACACCGCGAAGACCATGGAAGCCTTCGGGTACAACGTCCTCCGTTTCCACGAACAGCCTTGTGAAGTGATGGTTCCGAAGATTCTAGAAAGTTTTTCCGGAAAGGAATAGCGCTTCCTGCCTGCGTGGGGCTATAGTTCTTCTTGTTGGGGGAGAACCAGCCCCCACAGGAACCGAAGGAACCGCGAAATGAACACCACCACTGCCAACCGACCCCTCACCGACGCCGAGGTCGACCGCCTCCACGAGCTCACCTTCCGTGACGAGTCCCGCGCCCGCGCCGCACGGCGTCAGTACATCAGTCAGGGTGCCCGCGTCAGCCTCATCGCTTTCGACGGTTCGCGAGATGTCTACGCTTTCGATCTGTATCGCGGATGAGGAGTGAGCCCCGCAACTTCACCGCGAGCTCCAAGGCCCTCGAGGCCCTCAACGCCAGGAGCGCGCCTGATGGCCAAGGGCGTCTCCGCTGAGGCGATCGCGGCCCTGCCGCGCGGCTGACCGTACCACCCACCGAACCACAACACACGAAAGAAGGAACCACCATGAACCACCAGCTGATCGCCAACGGCGCCGCGTTCGACGACGACGGTGACCGCCTGTTCTCCAAGACGACGTCCGGCATGGGGCGGGCCAAGTGCTCCTGCGGATGGGTGTCCGACCCGGTCGAGTTCGGCCGCACCCGCAAGAAGCTCCACGCCGACCACAAGGCCGACGTGGAGGAGGCCGTCGAGGAGCCCGCCGAGGAGCCCGCCGAGGAGACCGCCGAGGAGGCCGCGGAGGACCCCCTCCCGGATGAGGAGCTGGACGAGCTCGTCGAGGAGATCAACCAGATCGTGGAGGGCCAGACCCACGAGGCTCTCGAAACGGCGGAGAAGGGCTCCGAGCAGGCCTTCCCGGTGGAGTGGCCCAAGTCGGTCGCCCGGTTGTTCTGGCGTGCGCTGGCCAAGGACGGGTCGGACATCTTCGCCCGGGCCGTCGGCGCGCGGCGCGAGAGCAACGAGAGCAAGGGCGAGCTGCTCATCATCGGGCCCGCCATCGTGGCGATGGACCTCGCCGAACGACTCTCCACCGTCTTCGTCTCAGCGGAGGTTTCCCTCAAGCAGTGGCGCAAGACCTCCCCGGAGTACAAGCGCCACGACCTCAAGACCTCCGACGGTCGTCGAACCGCGTTCGCCGAGGAGCAGGACTTCCTGCGAGCCTTCTGCTCGGCGGTCGCCGGCAGCACTCTGGGGGACTACCACCAGACCGGCTTCGAGGCCGGGCTCGCCTTCCTGGAGATCGAGGGCATGCTGTGAGCAACTCTGACTTCACCCGCATGGACGCCCTAACGGCGATCCTCTACGACAAGCTCGAGGCCGCATTTGGCAGCGAGCCGACGCTGGAGTCGCAGATGGGGAAGCTCGCCGAAGAGATCGACGAGTTCCTAGAAGAGCTCGATCTGGGGGAGCTCGCAGACGTTGTGGTCGTGTGCTGCACGATCGCCCGCGTCTGCGGCCACAGCGTCGAGGAGCTGATGGATGCCGTCCTCCGCAAGATGGAGCGGAACGCCGCGCGGAAGTGGGGCGCTGGAGACGGGAAGGTCGCCCGGCACACAGAGGAGCCCTGCGACAACTGCACGTGGGTCGAGGCCCAAGCCGTGTGCGAACCCGAACCCGGCCTCGTCCTCAACCAACCTTGCCCCAAGCACCGTGGCTGAGCTCCCTGTCCTCAAGGACGTGCTCCGGGAGCAGGCGGAGGCCAACGACCTGATGTTGGCCTCCGCCCTTCGGTGGGTCGCCCGGTGCGCTGGGTGCGGCGACCTCAAGATCACCAGCGAGTCGAATGGCATGCCTGCTGGGCATGAGCTCCGCCGCGCGGGTTGGTCAACACAAGGCAGGAAGGCGTACTGCCCGGGGTGCCTGGAAATCTTCTAGAAAGTTTTTCCGGAAAGGACTAGCACTTCCTGCCTGCATGGAGTATAGTTCTTCTTGTTGGGGGGAACCGGCCCCACAGGAACCAAGGAGCAAGACATGAACGACAACACAAGGAACGAAGAAATGGCAGCACAGGAGCAGAAGCTGAGGGCAGCAATTCTGAGCGCCGGACTGTGCGTTGAGGACAACGACAACGGCGAGCGCATCTGCAGACGGCATGACTACAGGTGGGAGCAGACGGAGTTAGTCTGCAACGGCGTTCTGAACTCGATGGAGGAGCTGTTCGCCCCGCACCGGGGTCACCTCTCCGACCAGCACATCTAACCCACACGCAACAGGAACCCCGGAAGGAACACTCTAATGGCACACAACCTCGACATCACCAACGGCATCGCGACCTTCGCGTCCGCCAACACTCCCGCCTGGCACACTCTCGGCACCGTCGTCGAGAAGCCCAACGGCGAGCTCATGACCGCCAAGGAGGCCCTCGTTGCCGGCAACGCGGCCAACTGGAACGTCCGCAAGGTCCCTGCATACGTCACCGTCGACGGCCAGCAGATCGCCATCCCCGGCTGCAACGGCGTCGTCCGCGACAACCCCATCATCAAGGGTCAGATCGACCCGCTCGGCTTCGTTGGGAACGCCTTCCGCATCTTCCAGAACGAGGAGAGCTGCGACCTTCTCGACGCCATCGTCGACGAGTCCGGAGCCAACTACGAAACGGTCGGTGCGCTCGAGGGCGGCAAGCGCTTCTTCGTCACGATGAAGCTGCCTGGCCACATGATGATCGGCGGCGTCGACCAGGTCGACAACTACCTGGCCGCGATCAACGCTCACGACGGTTCGATGGCCTTCACCTTCATGGTGACCCCGGTCCGCATCGTGTGCCAGAACACGCTCAACATGGCGTTCAACGACCACAAGACGATCTTCCGGGCCCGCCACACCAAGGGTGCTGAGCAGATCATCCGCAAGCAGGCCCGCACCGCCCTCGACCTGACGTTCTCGTACCTGGACGACTTCAACGTGGAGGCCGAGAAGCTCATCCAGACCAAGATGACGCAGGAGCAGTTCGAGGAGATCATCGCTCGGAACTTCGGGGCCCCCGAGGACGCCGCTCAGGCGACCATCACCCGCTCGGAGAGCCGCCTCGATGAGATGGCTCGCCTGTTCGCCGACAGCTACACCCACGACGGCGTCCGGGAGTCGGCCTGGGCCGGGCTCAACGCTCTGACGGAGTGGTACGACCACTACAGCGGCGCGCGGGCCGGGGCCGTCGGCGACGCCGACACGAGCCGAGCCGTCAACGCGATCTTCTACCCTGAGTTCAAGGAGAAGGCTCGCAAGCTGATTCTGGCGGAGGCCGGTATCCGCTGACCAAGACAGAAAGCTCCCTGAGAAGCCTTCGAAGGCCTCTCAGGGAGCTTTCTGGTGTGTGCGTGGGTATTCGGGTCAGATGGCCCGCTGCGGGACGGGAGGGAGGAAGACCTTCGCGACGCCGGGCCGGGTCATGACCCAGGTTGCCAGCGCAGTACCGGCGATCCAGACCGCCGCCGTGACGACGTCCACGATGGCCTGAGTGATCCCGGGGTCCGTGACCTCAAAGCCGTACCGGGCCAGCCACGCGAGGAGCAGGCCGACGAGGCTCTGCACGACGCCTCGAAGGACGGTGCGCAGCGGGAAGGCGATCTGGGTCGGGAGCTCCGGGAGCCCGGGGGTGCCCTCAGGATCGACGGGGGTCGGGTCCAGAGGAACACCTGCGAAGTCGTTGGGGTCGGACATGTTATTCTCCTTATCGGGTGAAGGCGCGCTTGCTGGCGTCGCCGACGTTGCCGTCCGGGAACAGGTTGGCCCACACCTGCATCCGCTTCACGGCGTTCTCCAGGCCGGGCCCGAAGCTGTCGTCGACGGGCAGCCCGGCGATGTAGTGCAGCAGCTTGATGGCCGGAGCGGGCATCTCGGAGTCCGGCTTCGCCCGGTACAGGTTGGGCACGGACAGCAGGTAGGCCTCCGCGTGACCAGGGCCGAACAGGCTGTCCGCGTTCCGGATCCCGAGCTTGCGCTGGTGCGCCTTGGTCGCCGCCCGCGTGCGGTCGCCTCGGACTCCATCCACCTCCGCGCCGACGATCTCCTGCGTGATTCGAACGAGGGCGACGTCCGGGTTCTGCCACTCGATCGGGCGCGGGGCCAGCGGCTCGAAGGTCTGGCTGAGAGGGGGGACGGTCGGGACCGTCGGTGCCTGGATCCGAGCAGCCAGAGCAGCGACGTTCGCCACCGTGCCGCCTCGCGAGATGTAGTTGATCTCGAAGTGCATCGGGTCGTGGCCGTCCAGCCAGCGGATGACATGAGCGTCCCGGTTGGCGTCCGCGAGGATGCGGCGGATTGCAGCGATCTGTCCCGACGTGAAGTTGGAAGTCGCCCGGGTCTGGAATGGGTGCTTGGTGGCGTTCAGGTCAACCGCCGTGCCCGATGCGTGGTTGGACAGCGAGCTCCCTTCCCGGACCTTCCGGTAGGCGTGGGACCAGTCGTCGAGGACACCGGTGTCGATGGGCTCGACCTCCTCGTGGAAGCGCTTGATGAGCCAGTTGAAGACGGTTGCGACGTCACCCGCGCGGACACGGAACTTTCGGTTGGGGACGGGCTCGATGACGGTGAGGCGAGGGTCGGACGCCGAAGCGATGCCTGGCCAACCGTTGTAGCTCGTGGACATGGCTGATCTCCTTCTTTGGTTCCGGCACGATCAGTACCGGGGCCAGTCTAGCCGAGAATCGCGAGGGTCCCACCCAGCCTCGACCAGATACCTCGTGAGGGCGGTGCAGTGGACCTCGAGCAGACGGCGAGCCGTGGCTTGCTTGTCGCGGTCCGACTCGAGTTCGGCGAGCTCCTTCTCCTGCTCCTGGAGCAGGCTCTTCTGGCGGGCGCTCCGCCCGGTGAACCAGCGGAAGACCCCCGGGATCCATTCCTTCAGTGCGAGGGTACCGAACCCACCCAACATGGCGGCGAGTGCGGCCTGCATTTCGGGGGTCACTAGGGGCTTCTCCTTACTTGCGAGGGTCGAGATCTGCACCCTGGATGGAACGATACCTCGGAATCAGGAGCACGCATACCGCCAGCAGGGCCCCCACCCGGGCGAAGATCTCACTGACGCTCGCGTCAGAGATCGAGATGACGACGAACGACCTGATGACGAGCCCGCCCCAGATCGCCCAGATAGCTCCCCTCTCGAAGTTCCAGAAGCCCTTGAACTGGGACACCCAACCGACCAGGGACCCCGACACTGCGAACGCGGAAGCGAAGGCTGCCAGGAGCGTGTCGAGGTGGTCCCCGTCGTGAACCCGGAACGACGTGGACGCACCTACCGCGAGAAGGATGTAGGCGAGTTGGTAGGCAAGGCTGTCTTCCGGCGGGTGCCGGAGCGTCCGGTAGGCTGGCCGGAGCCAGTACGGAATCGATGTCATCTGCTCTCCTTAATTGGCCTCGGCAAGGACTCCGAGGACGACGAGCTGACGCCCGAAGGACTGAACGAAGACCCTCTGTCCGACCGCCGTCGGGTACGTCCCAACACAAGCCGGGGCGAAGGGGAGAGTGTTGCTGGGGTCCGAGTCGAGGGCGATCCGGAGAGGGTTGATCTGCTTCACCGTCGCGAAGGTAGGGTGCGGGACTTCCGGAGCCGCTGCCTTCGCTGCAGAGGACGCGAGACTTCGCAGGTTGCGGACCCACTCAGAAACTGACACCTCACAACACCTCCAGCAGATTCGTCGTCATCTGGAACGGCTCTCCTGCTGTGTATCGTAGCGTGTCCTTGGCCACAGTCACAACCGTAGAGATCGAGGGCTGGGCTCCTCGAGCGGGGGCTTCGAAGCGGGCTGCCTGGTGAAGATCGAAGGGTCGCCAACGGTTCTCAACTTGGAACATTCTGGACGGCTGAGCCCGCTCCTGTAGGGCCCGGGCTGCGTACAGGTCTCCGCCCGCCTTGAGGGCGGCAAGGTAGTTCTGGACGTCGGTTGCTGTGGGGTCAGAAGGAAGGGCCTGGACCGAGATGTCGACTTCCGACTCGGTGTGGGGGATCTCGAACCCTCGAGTCTGGTAGCTGTAGGGGTGGTCCACAGGCAGCCAAGCTTCCCCGACCACAGGAGGGTACGCCTCATCGGTCTTGACCGTGACGACGGCGTGGTTGGGGACGTTGTACGTGTCGTGCTCGATAGTGAACTGAGGCTTGTAGGTGCAGGTCTGGCCATGGATGAACCCGAGGTCGCCCAGGATCGGCCGGTCGCCCGGCGCAACGTAGGGCTCGCACCGGAGGCGACCCCAGTCGTCCGCCCACACAGCCGAGTACCCAATCGACTTCAGGAGCTCGTTCACGACTTGGCGCTTGGTCTGGGTAGCGAGGAAGAACATGTTCGTGGATGCCTGAGCGGAGCTCTCTGTGATGACAGCGTCCGTGGCCCCGACGGACAGGAGAAGGGCTCGAACACGAGTGGTGATAGCTTCCCCAGCCACAACAGCTAGATGGCTCCCGAGAGGGACATCGAGGGCCGTCGAGTAGTCAAGGAGCTTCAAGGACGTCGGGGCGTCCGAGCTCCCCCGGTTTCGGCCAGCGATGTACGGCATGCCGGTGAAGAGCGGGATGGGGCCCGAATCCTCGTTCAGGAACTTGGCCGCGCCCCACATTCGGACAGCGACCTTGTCGAAGTCAATGTTCTGCAGGCTCGCGTTGAACTCGATCGTCATTCCTGTCCGAGGAGAGGCGTAGATGTTGCGCTCTCGGCTTGCCGACTTGACACCTTCGAGCTCGCCCAGAGCCGCGCGCTCGCGAGTGAGGAGCTCGAAGAATCCGACCTGGAGAAGACCAGAAGCAGACCAGTCCAGCACGTCAGCCCCCGATCAATGGGTCGGTGTAGTTTACCTCCCGCATGTTGACCGACACGGTGGCGAGTGCATCGTTCTCCGCCTCCGAACTGACAGGATCGATCGACACGAACCAGGAGCCGTACCGGTCACGGTAGCAGACAGTCGTGGGCTCGTCGGCGACCTCGAAGAAGTCGTTCGGGCTGTCTTCCGCGAGGATGAGCGTTCCGGAGACACGAAGCTGGGACACCCGCCCCTCGCCGATGGTCTCCGTCTCGAGTTCCCGCCCGGAGTAATGCTCCGTCATCCGGTTGCGGCCTCGAGTCTGCCCTCGGGTGACGTTACCCCAGAAGCTCGCAACCTTGGACCACCCCGGGCCAGAGTTGAGCCAGAAACGCCGGAGAATGTCCTCAGAAGGAACGAGAACCTGCGGTGCTGACGGACCCATGGACGGGAGCGCAGAGACTGCCTCGACCACGTACGAGGAGCCTCCGGGAAGCGCAAGAGGGTCAACGAACGTGGCGCCGAGCGGCAGGCCGGTCGCGATCAGCTTGCCGTCACGGTAGACGTTGTTCGTAACGGCGGCAGGCTGGGGGGCGACCGGGTCCGGGTTCCCGATCGTCAGGATCGCCGCTGCCTTCTCCTCATCCCACGAAGCCGTGAACACCGGGGCGGGCGGGGGCACGTAGGCCACCGAGAACGTCACCTCGGTCGGGAGCGACTGCACCGAGACGCCGTCCCGAACTGTGACCTCCACGCTGTAGGACGTGGCGTCCGCGAGGTCATACGGGACCGCGAACGACTTGTTCGCGTTGGACCCCGACCACTGGTCGATGTAGCCCCCCGCGCCCGTCTTCAGTACGACCTCCCACTTCGACTGGGCCGAACCCTCAGTGTCCGAGTAGGTCCACGTGACCGTGATCCGCTTGGCTGCGACGGTGCCCCCCGACGCGGGGTACGTGATGCCCGCCGTAGGCCGAGCCGACGTCCGGAACGTCTCGGAGGCGGACCACAGCGAGGCGGTCGCGTGAGCGCCCCACGTCCGCACCTGACGGTCGATCAGGGCGTTCTGTGGGAAGGTGTTGGCCGCGAAGGTGCGCGAGCTCGTGGCGCTCGTCACCTTGCCGGTCGTGGTCCACGCGGACCACGTCGACCCACCGTTCGTGGAGCTCCTCCACTGGATCTCGTAGGCTGTCTGAGCCGTGGTGTCTACGGGGTTGTGGGACCACGTGACCGTGACGGCCTCTCGGGCGTCCGCTGAGTAGATGGAGGCCTGCCACGTCGGGGCGTTCGGCGGGGCCTGAAGCTGGACGATGTTGGATGACGCCGAGTAGTCGGACCACTGCCCGTCGGGGGTCTTGGCCCGCACCCGGTAGCGGTGTGTGACGGAGGCGTTCGGGGACGAATGAGTGTACGTTCCCCCCGCATGGGTCGAGGTCAACACAGTCCAGGACGTGCCGTTCGCACTGTCGCTGATCTCGAACGCGGTGGCCCACGGGGCTGCATTCGTGAACGTGACCCGGATGGAGCCATCGGTCTGCTTCGCCGCCGTGACCGCCGTGGGGGCGGCAGGCTTCGTGTAGATCGCGTTCGCTGCGTAGGCGTACGGCGAGCTCCCCGCCGGGTTCGTGGCACGGTGCCTGTAGTCGTATCGCTTGTTCGGCTGGAGAGTCGTGTCCGTCCAGTTTGTGGGCTCCCACCCCAACGACGCGACCTGAGTGGCCCCCGCCCAGTCGCCCGTCTCGGTCCGGTCGATGTATTGCTTGCTCCACGGCGTCGCGCCGTTGGCCCCGGTGTAGTTCGGCGTCCACGACAGATAGGCATTCGCTCCCGAGGGCGAGCTCGTGAAGTTGGTCGCGGGGTTCGGCAATGAGTAGGGCCGCGCGGGGAGGTCGATGTTCATGCGGAACGTCGACGTCGTGCTGTCGCCGTTGAAGAACGACACGCCGTAGACCGTGACCTCGAGGTACGTGGCGGTCGTGGATCCGTACGCGATGTTGATGCTCGACGCGGCCAGCGGGAACGTCTTCGTGCCGCCGTTCAGGGTCGTGTTCGTCCAACGTTGGGTCGTGACCGCGCCTCGGCCCTCGATGTAGTTCACGCTGTCCGACCACCCCGATCGCGAGTAGAACTCGATCCTCGGGTTGACGAGCGACGCGCTGTCACCGTTCACGCTGATGCTGTCGTAGGCCAGCGTGATCGTCGAGTTGGACCCCGACCCAACGGTGTTGTTCCATGTCTGGCTCGGCATACCGCTCAGCCTACCTCTCGCATCATGGCGTGCAGCGGGAGCTGCTCCTCGAGCATGTCAAAGAAGTCAGCAGCCTTCCGCATGTCGTCTGCCTTCACGACGATGGACCCCTCTGCGAAGATGATCTTGGTGTCGCCACCAAGCATGCGCCTGGTCTCCGTCTTGTTGAGGACCGTCTCACCGCCCTGGAAGTTCCGGACGGACTTCCCGAACACGAGCTCGGCCCCGTCCTCCGCGACCTGAGCGACACCACGAGGAGCGTTCTTCGTCCCCATCGAGAACCCGAACGAACCCATGATCGACTCGACGATTCCCTCCGGCATCTTCTTGAGAGCCCCAACCGCGATCTCCTTCCACGGGCTGGGGGCAGGGAGCTTGTCGACGAGGCTGTTGATGAGGGCCCCGACTCCGAAGTCGAACCCACCCAGTCCGCCCCCACCAGTGCTCCCGCCGCTTCGACGGCCCCCGAGGAGCCCGACGTGCCACGGCTCACCCCCTACGGTCAAACCGAGCCCGAAGGCCGGGAGAAGAGCACGAGCGCCTGCGAAGTTGCCCGGGCGGGGGCTCAGGTCCATGGCGACGCCCGGCACCATGTGCGGCCCACCCTTCCAGGGGTTGGCGGCGAGGGGCCCCTGGCCGCTCTGGTACAGGTTCCAGGCTCGAAGCTGGTCCTGGAAGGTGCGCGCCCCACCGTTGCCAGTCATGTGCCAGGTGCGGCCCGTCGCCCGGGCCCAGCCGAGGATACGGTTCAGGAAGTTGGGATCGTAGTTGCGGAAGCCCTGAGAGGCGTTCGGGACGATGCCGCCCCCGGCGAACCCGAGGACCTCGTGGAGCTCGCCGCCCCGCTTGCGGCGCATCGAGTCCACAGCCATCGGCCCGCCCCACGCAGCCACGTCATCCTGTGACCACACAACCTCGCCCGCGTGCACGACACCAGCAGGCTTGTACTTGGCCCCAGGGCCCGTGTAGCCACCCTCAGCGAAACCGGAGATCGTGGGCACCTTGAAGCTGATGGAGAGCTTGCCGAGCATGCCGTTGATGCCGCCGATGAAGGTGTCGTTGATCCACTTCACCGCACCCCGGATCGGGGCCTTCAAGTCTTCTGGCAGCAGGTCCCAGACGCGCTTGGCCCCGCCCTTGATGCCGTCGAAGACCTTCAGGAGGTTGTCCTTCATGTTGCCCATGATCTTCTCGGCATCCTTCTGGAAGCCTCCGAAGTCGCCGGAGAGGAGCTTTCCGAACGCGCTGGACCAGAGCTTGAAGCCGTCCTCCATCTGCCCCCAGACGCGGCCCGCCCCGTCCTTCAGGCCGGTGAGCTTCTCCAGGCCCCACTTCTTCGCATCCTCGAAGCGGCTGCTGACGGCGTCGCCGATCTCCTTGCCCTTCTGGTCGACCCAATTGGTGGCGTCCTTCATGGAGTTGTGGACGTCTCCAGCCCAGTCCTGGATCCCCTTGCCGGTGTCGTCGAACCACTTGTTGACGTCCTCGTTGACCTGGTCGACGCCCTCCCCCCAGTCGTCGAGGGTCTTCCCCGCCGAGTCGAACGCACCGCCCCAGAAGCCGAGGAAGTCGTTGTTGAACCAGTCCACGACGGCCTGTGCGCCGTCCTTCACGGCGTTGAGCGCACCGTCAACGATGTTGCGGAAGTCCTCCGACGTGTTGTACGCCGTGATGAAGGCGGCGACCAGCCCAGCGATGATCGTGATGACGATGCCGATGGGGTTGGCCGACATCGCGAGGTTGAGGAGGAGCTGAGCCATCTGCCATGCCTTGACCGCCCCCACCACGAGGCCGATCGCAGCAGCCGCCCCGCCGAGCCCAGCAGCAAGCGGCCCGAGCCACGAGGCGTTGTCTTGGATGAACTTCCCGGCCCCCTCCCACGCTGGGCCGAAGTTGTCCTTGAGCTCCCTCGTGACGTCGTTGAGGGCAGGGAGCACCGCCCCACCCACGAAGCCAACGACGTTGGTCTCCAGTTCACGCTTGAACGACTCGATGTTGGACGCCGCGTTGTTGCTCATGGTGTCGCCCATCTTCTGGGTCGATCCGGCGACGTCTCCGAGCCCGCCGTCCATGTTGGCGAGCATGTTGATGAAGCCGGGTATCTCCTGCGTGGAGAGGTCCTCCAGCGGCGTGCCGAACAGAGCGAGCGCGGCCTGGCTCTGCGCTACTGGGTCCTTCATACCCTCGAGCCCGCCGATGATCTTCGCGAAGGCTGCCTTGCCCTCGTCCCCGCCCTTCAGGAGAGCAGCTGTCATCTTCTGCTGGCTGAGCCCGATCGCTTTGTAGGCATCTCCGGTCGCCTTCGACATGTCGGTGGACCGGATCGTGAATTCCTTCAGGGCGTCGCCGGTCTTGTCGATGCCGTACATACCCTTCTCGGCTGAGTCGGCGAGCATCGTCATGGCGGTCTCGCCGCTGATGCCGAGGTTGGCGAAGAAGGGCCCGTACTCGTCCACGGCGTCCATGACGTCTTCGCGGACAGCGACCGGCACCTTCTGGAGGGTTGCCGTCAGGAGGTCGAGGCCCTCCTCGGCGTTCTTTGCGAGGCCAGTCGAGACCATCTGGCCAACCACCTGAGTGGCGCGGCCCATGTCGATCTCGAACCCGTCCGAGAACGCTGAGAAGAGTCCCGTCATGCGCGACAGCTCTTCTGCCGTCGCGTTCCTCATCCCCTCGATCGACGAGATGACGATCCCGGTCCGGTTGGCGGCGTCCTCCATGGACTCGCCCCAGTTGCTTGAGTACAGCTGTCCGGCTGCCTTGGATGCGACGTCGGCCTGCTCCACGGTGAGGTTAAGGGTGGCGGCGACCTTGTCGGTGGCGGGCTCCAGGTTCATGCCCTTCACGACAGCAGCGGTGAAGGCGGCCGCTACGGCGACGCCCGCCGTTCCCAGCAGCAGGAGGGACTTCTTACCCCAGCCCTCGGCGAACTTCTTGCCGCCCTCCTCGCCGCCCTTCTCGCCCTCCTTGGCGGTGTCGTTGGCCCACTTGCGGAGCTTGTCCTTGGTGCCGTCGAGCACCTTGGAGAACGGGCTGTCGTCGAGGCCGATGACGCCGTTGATCGCCCCAAGGTCGAGTGCCATGCGTAGGCCTTTCCTGGTTCAGTCCTTCATTAGCGCTAACTGTAACCGATTCGGGGCGAGCGGGCGTCCGCTGGGAGCCACGGCCTTGATGGGCATCGACATGAGGCCCCCAAGGTGGTCCTCGAACCAGTGCCAGGAAGTCCGGGCGGCGACCTCCGGGTCGTCGAGGTCTCGACCGTACTGCTCCAGCATGTCGAGCTTGATGATGTCCCAGTTGTCGTACAGCACCGCCCAAGGTGTCCCCGGGTCCTTCTCGGGCTCTGGAGACCACACTCGAGGCAGCCCCGCAGGGTTGTCCTCCGTTACTTGGACGTACCCATGCTCTGGGACGTGGTCGCCCGCTTGGAGCGCCGCCGATCCTGCGGGGCCTTGGGAGGGTCCACGCGGCCCCCGCTGTTCCAGAACGCCTCGGCGTCTTCCCGGCCCCGGATGATCCACACAGAGACGGTTGAAGCGGCGAGCTTCACGAGCTCGTAGGGCTCCTTGTTCTCGACCATCTTGTCGTACGCCTCGCCGAGCACCGACCGGAAGTAGTCCTTCTCCATCTCATCCGGCACCGTGAGGCGCTCGGCGAGGGAAGCGATCAGCTTCTGGTTCTCCTCGATGGACGTCATGAGGCCGTCGCGCCTGGGGTCGTCCTCGGGGAGGTCCTTGATCTCGTCGAGGAACGCCCCGAGCTCGATGGTGAGGGCGACCCGTTGCCCCGCGATCTGAGTCGTCTCGACCATGAAGTTGCCGACGTCGACGGGCGGGCTGGGGACCCGGTAGGACCGCCCCGGGCCGAACGGCAGTGTGATGCTGTGTCCGAATCGTGAGGCGCTCTGGAACGCCATGTTGGTTCTCCTTAGTGGCTGAGGGTTGGCTGATGGAGCCCAGGCCCCGTGCTCAGCCAAACACGGGGCCCGGGCCGTCTGTCAGGGAGTGTTCGGCTTCGGGTGGGTGATCGAGGTCCGCTTGCCCTTGCCGGTGAGCGTCACCGACACGGACTTGGGGTCGTCGACCTTGCCGCCGTCCGGGCTCCACTTGACGCCCACGAAGCCGGTGTAGGCCTCCGTGCGCGGGTGGCCGTTGGCGGTCGTGCCGTCGCCGGACATCTCGTAGAAGCGGATCTCGGCGACGCCGCCCGCCCGGAGGCGCAGGTACTCCTGGCCGGGGTCGTAGGCGGACGCGGCGAGCTGCCGCTTGCGCCAGACCTTCAGGTCGACACCCCAGCTCTTGCCGACGTACTGGGAGTCTGCCCAGCCGTCCGAGCTGAAGTCGGAGACGTCGACGTCCTTGGTGTCCAGGGCGTCCTTGAAGTCGTAGATGCCGTTGACGGGCGTCCACGTCGGGGACCCGGTGGTGCCGGTGTTGACGTCCAGCCACCACGTTCCGTTGAGGAGGGCCTCGCCCATCTGGGCGCGGGCGATGGGAACGGTGCTCACTTGCTGTCCTCCTTGGTGTAGCCGTCAGCCTCGAAGGAGGTGACGAACGCGGTCGGGACGTAGACGACGTCTGCACCCTTGCGCATCTTGGTGGTGGGATTCTTCGGCGTCTCGGCGGGGGCCTGGAGACCCTCTTCGAGCAGCTCAGCCTTCTCTTCCGGCTTGTTGGTGGTGGCCACAGCTTCCTCCTATGTCGTCCGGGGCCCGGTGATGTAGTAGTTGGCGCTGCGACCCCAACGTTCGGAGCCGTCTTGTCCCATGCTCGCGCCGGACTGGAACAAGATCTGAGTAATACGGTACCCTGCAAGACTCACCCCGCGCCGCCCATGAAGCGCGCGGAAGACTGCGTCATCCAGGTCGTTCGTCAGACGGGGGTCTCGGCCCGGGGACCGGGTGCGGACCTGGAGCCCGAGAGTCGAGTCGTTCGGATCGTTGGCGGCCTGGACAGGGTACGGCGACAGCGTGACGACGGGCCTGCCAATCTCTGGGTACGCCTGGATGAAGATGGCAGGGCCCCCAGTGGCTGCGTACACGCCATCGGCGTCCCATTCAGCCACGCCTTCGGCCTCGAGCAGCTCAGCGACCGCCTCCACGATGTCGTTCTCGTACCCCATGTCACTCCCCCTTCAACCTGCGAGCGATGATAGCCTGTGCAGGCCCGTTCGCTGCTGCGTTGAGGGGGTCCTCCAGGTACTTGGCCTTCCGCCCGGGGTCGTGCTTGAACGTCATGTCTTCGTGCTGGACGACAGCGTAGGGGGTGTCGTACGAGACCACTGCTCTACAGTTCTCCTCGTCGATGGACACCTTCCCACTCGACTGGAGGTCGCCGTCCTCGTGCGGAACCTGCTGAATCGACTCAGACAGAACGTACTCCGCCACATCGGCCACAGCCGCAGCGGCCTCCTGGTGCACGATGTCCTTGAGCCCGTCGAGCCCTGAGATGAACCCACCGACATTCCACGAGCCAGCCATCAGACCGTCACCTCCACGTGCTGCCAGGTCCCCATCCCACCGTCGGTGTGGACAGCCTGTGTGATGATCTGGGCTTCCTGGGCCGGAACCCCCGGGAGCTCCGTGTGGAGAGTGATCATGGTGTTGGGGAGAGTGTCCACGGTTCGGTCGAGTCGGAACAGAACAGTGGCCTCCGACACGACTTCCTCCCCGCCCTCCGTGCGCACCAACCGTCGCTTGTGGCTGATCCAGCACGGGACCCCGGGCACGGGGTCGCCGTACCGGTCGCCGTAGGCACCTGAGCCTAGGAAGGGCTTCAGCTGGGCTCGGTGAACGAGGAACGAGAGCGGGATCTCAGCCATAGTATCCGATCCGCCCGTTCAGGAGACCGGCGTCGTCCAGGATCGCCAGCGCTGCGGAGCAAAGCCCTCCACCCGCAGGGATCTGGAATGGTCCTGGAACGGCGGAGGTTCCCGTCTCCGCCGTCCACGAGGCCCCCCCGATGGAAGCGCTAGCGAGAGGCTTCCCGAGCGGGGAGAGGGATGCCGCGACCTTGTTCGCGGCATCCTGCTCATTCCGGAAGAGTAGGGCCCTGGCCTGCGCGGCGGCAGCCCAGTCCAGGGCCGACCGGATGCCTGCTTCGACAGCCACCCCGGTTGAGTCAACAGCGTAGACCGCCGAACGTGTGGCGAGGCGGACGTCACGGCGGGCGGCGTCCTCCACGGAGGGGCTGACGAGCTGCCCGTCAACTTCAAGGGTCATGGGGAAAGTGTAGCGGACGGGGCGTCAACCGAGCGCCCCCGCCTCCACGAGGGAGACGGGGGCGGGAATCTTGCCGACAAGGCTGGCGGGCCTACGGGCCCACCCGAGCCGTAGCTCAGGCAGGCGGGGCGTAGTTCGCGCAGCATGGGGGGAACTGTCGGACGCGCCGCGCGAACTCCTCGCGGGTCTCACCACACAGCAGCCACCAGCGGGCCCCGCAATGAGGGCAGTCGATCCAGTGAGGGTCGAGTGTGCACACGGGTCACCCCCACTGGACGGTCGGGCCTACGGGTGCGTTAGGCCCGGGCCTGTGCGCGCATCACGTCGGAGATGGTCATGACCGGAACATCCT